CAAGGAAAAGCACGTCAGACGGCTGGAACATCCGCAGGGGAAATGGTATATTTCTGTGGACTATGGCACTCTGAATGCGTTTTCTGCTGGCTTATGGTGCTATGACGGACACACCGCCTATCGGGCTGCGGAATGGTATTACAGCGGTCGGGATACCAAACAGCAATTGACCAACACCCAATATGCATCGGCAATCAAAAAACTGGCTGGAAATCGAAAAATAGAATCCGTCATTGTCGACCCGTCTGCTGCCAGCTTTATTGCAGAATTGGTACACAACGGGTTCCATGTCCGTAAAGGCAACAACGATGTATTGGAAGGCATTCGGCGAGTTTCCACAGATTTGCAAAATGGAAAGCTGTTCTTTTCCCCAAGCTGCAAAGACTGCATCCGGGAATTTTCCCTGTACCGTTGGGACGAAAAGCAGCAGAAGGATACGCCACTGAAGACAAACGACCATGCCATGGATGATGTCCGGTATTTTGTCAACACGATTTTGCACGGTGGTGCAATTCTATACGATGTAAAGGGGGGGATTTGATTGACAGAATCTGAAATATTATCTTTCAACAATCATCTCTATTTATACAACAGCGGCTATTATATGGAATCGCCGGACGCACCGCTGACGGTGGAGCTGTTGCAAGAATGGCTGGAACGGCACAAACAGGACTGCATTCGGTATCGTTTTCTCAAGGCGATGTACGAGGGGCGGCATCCGATTCTCTTTGCTCCCAAAAAAGAAGATTACAAGCCGGATAATCGGATTGTCTGCAACTTTGCAAAATACATTGTGGATACCCTGAACGGCTATTTCATTGGGAAACCGGTCAAGACCGTCTGTGCAGACAAAGCCATTTCGGCTGCGATTACGCAAATCGAACAGTACAACGACCAGGATGACAATAATGCAGAACTGTCCAAGATTTGCAGTATTTATGGATGCGGCTATGAATTTCTGTATCGGGATGAAATTCCACGGCATTGTATTACTTATCTGACGCCACTCGAAGGATTTGTGGTGTATGATGATACGGTTGCCAGAAAGCCGCTATATGGGGTACGGTATTATTACGATAAAGATAACGTCATGCATGGCAGCGTTTTCACAGAATCCGTGGAAATTCCGTTTTAGGATGCAAACGGCCTGCATTTTATGGAAGAAAAGCATCACTTTTTCAAAGGTGTGCCGCTGATTGAATACATCGAAAACGAGGAGCGAACTGGTGCGTTTGAGCATGTGGTCAGTCAGATTCTTGCCTATGACAAGGCGATTTCGGAAAAGGCAAACGATGTGGACTATTTTGCAGATGCGTATCTGAAAATTTTAGGGGCAAAGCTGGACGAAAAATCCTTAGAGCAGTTAAGGCGGAATCGCATTATCAACATGGAATCCGAACTCACAGAACAATTGATCGTGGAGTTTTTGGAAAAACCAAACGCCGACACCACACAGGAACATTTGCTGGAACGGTTGGAAACGGAGATTTTCAATTTGTCGATGGTTGCCAATATCAGCGACAAGGAATTTGGAAACGCCACTGGCAATGCACTTTCGTACAAGCTGCTTTCCATGGACAATCTCTGCCGGATGAAAGAGCGAAAATTTGTTTCCGGTATGAATCAGCGTTGGCGGCTGCTTGCAAGCGACCCCATTTCCGGTATGCCGGCGGATGCCTGGATGCAGCTGGACTATCAATTTACCAGAAATGCCCCCAGAAATCTGCTCGAAGAGGTGCAGACAGCAGCTGCCATGCAAGGCATTACATCCCAGAAAACACAGCTGAAAATCATTTCCGCTGTGGACAACGTGGAACAGGAAATAACAGAAATCGACCGAGAAAACGGCACAGTGCTGGAAGACGCCCTTCGTGCAGACAGGATAGACGATGGCACGGAATAATTCGGACTACTGGAACGACCGAAAGCAGCAGTTCTCCGCCTCTCTTGCAAAGGATGAAAAACGGCTGTTCTCCAAGTTGGCAGCGTACTATGAACGAGAAGCGGCAGCGTTGGAAAAGCAGATTGCCGCCTACTACACGCAATATGGGGAGGGCAATGTGCTTGCCTATCGGCAGCTGCTGCAAACGCTGGACGCAGCAGAGGTGCAGCTATTGATGCAGGATTGCAATGCGTTTGCGGAGAAATATCCGGAATATGCGGATTTCCTGCCAGTACGGGAGAGCATTTACAAGCTGAACCGCTTAGAGGGACTGCAAACGTCTATTTTGTTGCAGCAGCTGGAAATCGGAGCGGTGGAACAGGAACAGCTGACCGCATTCTTTTTGAAACAGGCGGCACGGTATGCGAATTTTTCTGCGGAGCTGCTCGGGTTCGGAGAGCAGTTTTACCGAATCGACAGCGATATGGTGAAAAAGGTGGTTGGCAACAGCTGGTGTGAGGGAAATAACTTTTCCGAACGCATCTGGGACAACCGGCAGAAGTTAGCACGCACGATGCAAACGGAAGTGGTCAACGGCATCATTCGGGGTGAAAATTACCACACGCTTGCAAACAATCTGCGGCAGAAATTCACCAGTGTTTCCAAAAAACAGGCGGAACGGCTGGTGTATACGGAAGATACGTATCTGTCCTGTGAAGCTGCCATCACGCCGTTTGAAAAGGACCCCAGTTTTACGCAGTATCGGTTTGCCTGTACCATGGATGGCAGCGAATGCGATATTTGCAGGGCGTTGAGTGGGCAGACCTTTTCCATCAAAGAACGGACACCGGGGACAAACTTCCCGCCCATGCATCCGTGGTGCAGATGCTTTTTTGATATTGTGGTGCCGGATTTGGAGACGATGCGGCGGAATGAGAAAAAATCGGCTGAAAATCATTCCAATTCAGATGCGATTTTGTTGACAGATATGCAGGATAGTGGTATAATAAAAAAGAAGAAAAAAAGTAAGTATAAATCAAAGTACAGTGCCAGTGAGCAAGCAGAACGTGCTAAAAAGGCAAAGGAAGTTTGTACCCGTGTGCTTTCTGCCTTACATCGTGACCAAAATGGAGCAATTCTTGACAAAATAGTCTATACTGCTTCCGGAAAAGAAGTCAAAATCGTTGAGAAAACGGTTCTGCATGAAGAACCAAATTCTATTACGCAAGTCGTGAATGCAAAAGGCGGCGTTAATCGAAATTATTATGATGAAAACGGAAATCAGTTTTTACAGATAAGTAATAATGGACATGGCAATGCAATAGAAGAAGATGAGGGCTTTTTTGGAGAACATGCACATGACTATATTTATGGAAAGCATGATGAATTGCATCGAGGAAGTGCAAGAGAACTTACTGAAACAGAACGAAAAGAAAATGGTGATATACTATGAAAAGCGTGATGGAAATTCAAAAAGAATTACAAAATGCATTCTGTGTAGCTTTTATATGTGGTGAAAAAGATGGGTATATTGATTGCTGTTATAGTGATGAACTAAAAAAAAATATATACCATCTTCGATATGGAACAGATGAGTATGATGTAACAGGGGAAAATGAAGTTTTTACATTTCCATTTATAAATGGGAAATCACTATCTGAAATTTATGCAGATGTTGAGATTCAACCATGTTAAACTTGCCTACTAAAATCGAAGAATATAAAAAGCATCTCAGTTGAGGTGCTTTCCACTATTCAAAGAAAAGAACGCATGTAGTTCCGTCAAGAGGTGAAAATGATGAATCTTGAACAATATTTCTGTAAAACAGTATCCGTGGTTTCTATGGAAAATAAAGAGTATACAGGCAAAGTTGATGTCTACCTTCCTCCAAATGATAATGATGGTCAAGAAGGAATAGGAATAACCTGTGGAGTTTGGCTTGATGAAGAGGATATCAAATCAATCAAAATCATAGATTAAAGCATCTCATTGAGGTGTTTTTTTCATATCAAAAAGAGGTGATGGAGTATGTCTGATGCGGAATACCTTGCATTTTTAAAAGAAATGGATGAAGGCTTAAAAAAATTATCAGATTGTTGTGAAAAAACTGCTGATATTCTGAAAATCGCAGAATTAAAAATGAAGATTGCAGAAGCATGTCACAATATGAATTCAGCCAAATAAAAAATCAGCATCCGAAAGGGTGCTATTTTTATACCCAAAAATCAGAAAGAGAGGAAAAAACCATGGCAGAGGAAACCAAACAAACTACCGAGCAGACAG